GGACCGCTGGGATGCCAGCGTGCGGGCTGCCGCCGACGACGAGGACCGCACCATCAGCATCTATGACGTGATCGGCTACGACTGGTGGACTGGCGAAGGCGTCACTACCAAACGGATCGCCGGTGCGTTGCGTAGCTTGGGCGCGGGTCCCGTCACAGTCAATGTCAATAGCCCTGGTGGAGATATGTTCGAGGGGCTGTCGATCTATAACCTGCTGCGCGAGCATCAGGGCGAAATTACGGTGAAGGTGCTGGGTCTGGCCGCCTCGGCAGCATCGGTCGTCGCTATGGCTGGCGACAAGGTCCAGATCGCACGCGCCGGGTTTTTGATGATCCACAACTGCTGGGTGTTGGCTCAGGGCAATCGCCACGATCTACGCGAGTTCGCCGACACCATGGAGCCCTTTGATGCGGCCATGGCTGACATCTATGCCGCGCGGTCTGGTCTAGACCTGGCCGAGGTGCAGCGGCAGATGGACGGAGAAACCTGGATCGGCGGTAGCCAAGCCATCGAACAAGGCTAAGCCGA